TGCGCCGGTAGTCGGCCGACGGCTCGTCGTCCGCACGCCGCGGCGGCGGGCTGGGTACGTCCGAGCGCACCACGTTCAGGGCTGCGCTCCGCGAGTCAGCATGTCGCGCCCGAAGTTCACGGCGGCACCGGCTCCCGCGCCGACCATCTGGCCGGCCGCTTGGGGGTCCTGCCGCGCGAACTGCATGGCGGCAGCGAGCACCTGGTCGATCGTCATGGAGTGACCGCCGATGCGGCTATCGGCGAGCTGGCGGACGATGGCGCGGAGCGGGGGCGACATCATCACGTTCGTGAGAGCCTGCGCTCCGAGGATGCCCACGGCTGGGCCGAGGAAGGGCTGGTCGGGAACCAGGGCATGGCCGAGCACGCCGCCGATCAGGCCCCTCTGGATGAAATTCGGGTCCATGCCACCCTTCGCGCCAGCGCCCACTTGTGGAAGTGGGGCGAGTTTGGCGAAGGTCGCTCGGATGTCGTCCAATTCGGATTTGGGCAACCACTTCTGGAGGCGTTCCAGAACCGGCGAGCCTTCCTGCATGACCTTGAGCAGCGCATCTCCACTGACATTCTCATGGCCGCCGACGGTCTTAGTCGCCCGGAAGACGGCCTCCTGCAACTCCTCGCCCGCCAGATTGCGCTTGAACATCTCCTTGGCTCGCGTGAGGGCCTCAATGCCCGGTCCGCTGCCGCGCTTGGCCGCCTGATCCAGCGCGTCGATCATGCCGTGATAGAGCGTGCCGAGCGCTTCCTGAGCGGGCCCGCCCTTCCGAGCCACGTAGCCGTAGATAGCTCCGAGCCGCTGCATGTTCGGCAGGAGTTGCGTGAGTTCCAGATCCCCGGCCGGTCCGAAGCCAGCCGATCCGGGTGGCTTGGCGAGTAGCTCGTAGACCCCGTTCAACCCGCGCTTGATCGCGGCGAGCTGGTAAGACTTCACGATTTCGCTCTCGCCCTGCCCCACGGTCTCCGCCGCCTTGAGGATCGTGTCCTTTGGGATCACCGCACCCAGGCGTTCGGCCTCTTGGTAGAGCGCCGAGACCGCACCCGGCTTGGCGAGATATTGAAGCGGCACGCCGCGCGCCACCCGCGCCGCCATGTTCTGAACGCCAGCCTCGACGCCCGGCGTGATCCCCATGCCAAGCGTTCGCACGGCACCGGGGAGTCCCGACAGCGCCCCTGAGAGCGCCACAGCGCCCATACTCGGCTCGGTGAGCCCGACCTTCTGGTTCAGATACTCGCCCGCCGCGCCGCCTGCCATCGCACCCGTCACCGGATTGGCGATTCCGCCCGTGAAGGGAGCGGCTGCCGTCCCCGCCATGCCGCCGAGGAGGGTGCCCGCGGTCGGAAGCACTGATTGCTTCGCCATCGTCAGCGCCCGCGAGCCGAGTGACGGCTGCTCGGTCATAGGATTCAGCGGGGGCTCGCCCTTGAGGCTTGGCATTGGCGTGACGGACCCATCGACTTCCAATCGACCATACTCGCCGGTCAGCGGATCGTGCATGAGGGTTCCGGGCTGAGGCATCGCTATGGCCTCGCTGGCTTCCAGCGCGGATCAACCGGCTGGAGTTCCTGAATCTCAAACGGCACTTCCCGGATGATCTTCGCCTTTACGGCCGCCTTGGCGTCCTCGGTCAGCGCTTCGCGACCTGCCACCGACATGTAGCGCTTGGTCCGCTCATCAAGCACTTGGGCGTACTTTGCCCACTGGCGCATCTTCGTGACGTACAACTCCGGCTTATCGTTCTCTATGGTCGGGATCTCGCCGAGCAGCCGACGCTCCTCTTGGAGGGAGACCGCCGCGCCGGACCGGACCTTGGTCTCGATATTTCGTAATGCGGCCTGAGCGGTGTAGAGGTCCTGGAGTTCCTGCGGGATTGGCCCCTTGCTGATCCCCATGGCGGTCACCAGGGCTTCGGGGCCACTGAACTGGACGACGCGTCGAACGCCCGACATGCCAGCGAGCGGCGGATTGATGAACGGCTTGACCACCGCAAACTTCTGCGGGTTGTCGAGGATCGACATGGCCCGCGTCACCGCGCTGTTCTGCTGCTCCACCAGCATGAGATCGGCTGTCTGCTGAGGCGTCACCGGCTGGTTGGCGACCCCCGCCGCCTGAATGGCGATCCGGTTGGCGATGGCGCGGTCAGCCGCCTTGTCTCGGTACTCCTGCGGCAGATCAATGTAGCGGTGGCCCTTCTTGCCGTCCGGTCCGACGATTTGGAGCGCCGCCGTGGCCACATCCTCACCGACGCCGGAGATCCTCACGTCCTTGAGGATCAGTTCCTTTTCGGCTTCCTGAACCTTGAGCGCATCGAGCCGCAACTCATCCGGGCTCTTGCCGGTCAGGATTCGTGTCAGCTTCGGATCATTGTTCTGCAGCGCGGTCGCCAGCGCCGTCACCAACGGCAGGGGGCGGTCCTGATTCTGGGCCACCTGCTCGGGCGGCACATTGGCGAGCAGCAGCGTGGCCGTGCGCTTCATCGAGTCCTGATCGAAGGGCTTGTCCACGAAGGACTCGGCAAAGCCGGGCGGCACGGTCGCCCCCTTCTTGCTGGCCAGTGCGGCCATTGTCGTTCCGGCGAATAGACGGGACTGTGCGGACGGGAGCCCAGCCGCCTCCTTGGCAATCGTGAGGAGCGCGGTATCCCGCTTCTCTTCCTCGTTCACCTTCTGGTTCAGGGCCTCTCGCTCCTCCCGCTTCTTTTCCAGCTCGATCCGCTGGGCGGCCTGCGCCATGTTGGCCAGCGCGATCTGCCGCCCGAGGAGTTGCTCCCGCTGCTTCATCTCCTGCTCGATGATCGGATTGGCCTGCCCCTTGGTGCCGGCTGCGAAGCCCACGAGCATCCGCGCGATGTCTTGAAAGGGATTGGACACCTCCGGCACCGGCAGCGTGTTGTAGATGGCCCCGAGATTCCCAGTACCACCCGCAAGCCCCGCGAATGCCGCTGGCAAGCCTGGAGTCGTTGGCAGTGACGAGTAGGGGATGAGCGCTCCCGCGCCGGTCGGCAGATCGTAGTCGGCCATCAGCTGACTCCATAGGGATTGGGCTGGCTCATCCGCCCGATCCCCCCGAAGAGCCCGCCGACACCGCCGAGGAGCGAGGCCGTCGGCCCGAAGGCGTCCAGCAGCGACGGGCCGGGCGCGATTTGCGTGGTCTGGCTATTCGTGCCGCGGCCGGCGTTCATCGCGTTGTAGAGGCTGATCGGGGCCTGCGTCCGCATGGCGATTGGCGTGTTGTAGGCTCCCGCGATGCCCTGGAAGTTCTGCGAGCTCGCGAGGTTCTGGTTGAACGGGAACTGACCGAGCTGCGCGGCCTGGAGCGGGAGAGACTGGGCGAGCTGAATCTCCTGCGCCGCCCGCTGGCCAGCAAGGGTGCCACGCTGCCGGACCGCTTCCGCGAGAGCGGGCGCGAGGAGAGCCTGGCCCGGTCCCTGACGGAGTGTGTCGCCCACGCCGCCTTCCCAGCCCTGCTGGTTCATCCGGTCGCGCACCTGGGAGATGTAGTTGTCCAGCCCCCGTTCGATGTCGATGTTCCGTCCCTGATAAATCTGGTCGAGACGAGACTGGAGCATCGGGTCACCCAAGGCCGGCAAGCCCCCCATCGCCATCCCGTAGGCGTTCTGGGAGAGCATCGCGTTCAGGTACGGGTCCGGCATCGCGGCGGTGTTCGGCAGATTGGCGAGCTGGCCCGCCTGAAGATCCATCAGCCCGTAGGGACCAGTGTTTTCGCCGATCCCTTGGCCGGTGAGCCCGAGGAGACCGCCGCCACCCCCATAGCCCGCCCCCTGCTGGCCGCCGTAGCCACCGAGGAGCGCCTGCATCTCGGGCGTCATGCCACCGGGCTGACTCGTGGTGGTCGAGGTGGTGCTTCGCCCCTTGCTGTCCCCGCCGAACTGATTGATGAGCCCAGCCGCGCCGATCCCGAGGGTGCCGGCGGCGAGGGCGGCTGCGCCACCCTTCATCAGGAAGCCGAAGGGGTCTTTCTCCCACGCGGCCTTGAGAGCATCAAGCATGCCGGGCTGCATGGGCGGCGTTCCCGTGTTGCCGTAGCCAGTGAACGGGCCCTGACCTGGCGTGACCGGCGTGCCCGGCACGCCGCTACTGGCCGCGTACTCCTGATAAGCCGCCGGGTCGATCTGCATGGCTTGATCCGGCGTGACCCACTGGCCCGTCATCGTGTCGTAGAGCATGTCCGTCCCTGCGCCGATGTCGAAGCCGGCGTAGGGGTCGAACATGAACGGGTCGAAGCTGAAGTCGGTGGGCATCAGCCCCGCGTCGCCGTAGTCGAACGACTCGATCCCGAACGGCATTGAGTGCCTCCTATGGCCCGTTGACGCCCGGTGGCGGAATCATGAGCGTGGCCGTATCGCGCGGGCTCGGATACCGCTGGGCCGCGTACTGCTGGGCGAGCGCCGCCATCTCAGGACTCACCGCCTGGGTCGGGATGCTAGCGAACATCTGACCGAGCGGCGTCGCCCCGAAGTTCGGGATGTTGGCCCCCAATTGCCCACGGAGCCATTCGGTCATGTTGCCCGGTCCGATGCCCGAGGTATCGAGCCCAAGGCTGTACACGTCGAGCGGCTGGTTCGTGCGCGGATCGATTGGGTGGGCCGCCCCCGTGGTGCCCCCGATCAGTTGATTCAGTGTCTCCCGCGGATCCCGCATCGCGGTTCGCCACAGGAGATCCGGCTGGCCGGGATTCGCGCCCTGACCCTGAACGCCCGGCGGCAGGAGTTGGCCCGTGCGGGCGGCCTGATCCATGGCCTGCACCCACCCGAGCATCGTGTCCGTGTAGGCGGGGCGGAACAGCGCTTCGGCCTGGCTCGTATCCGCCGGCTTCGTCTTGCTCTTGGCTCCGCCCTGACCACGCGTGGCGATGAACTGCTGAATGGCTGGAGCTCCGGTCAACCCGGTCTCCAGCGTGCCCAGCGCTCCCCGGAGTTGCGTTGGATCGGTCGGAAGGTTCCGCGCCACCTCGGCCGCCTGGAGGAATCGCGGCATGTTCTCCGCGTAGCCGCGCCTGATCTGGCCCGATTCGATAGTCTGCTTCTTCACCTTCTGGGCGTCTTTGTGCATCCTGTTCATGAAGCCTAGGGATCCGACCGCAAGGAGGGGGGCGAAGGTCGCGCCGAGCCCGGCCAGCGTGCCACCTAAGCCCATCGCCGCAGCACCGGAGCCCGCTGCGCCGGCCGCGCCCGCAGCCCCCGCCGAGGCTCCTCCGGCCGCCGGAAAGAATGAGCCGCCGAGCGCGCCGAGACTGGCCCCGACCGCCCCGGAGCCTGCACTTAGCCCTCCCGCCCAGAAGGGAATCCCCGCCCCGCCAACCAGCCCATTCAGCCAAGGGGCGGCGGTGGAGGCCATGTTGGAGAGCCCGGAAGCCGCGGAGAACGGATTGCCGCTGGCAACTCCACTGGCGAGGCCCAATGGCCCCCCCGCGGCTTCGAGCCCCGCCCCGACACCAGGAAAGCCGACGAAGCGCGACCCCATGCCCGCGACCCCAGCCCCAGTCTTGGCGAGGCCGAGGAACGCGGTCGGATCGAAGCCGTCGCCGGCCCCACCAGATGCATCCGGCAGCGGGCCTACAGGGGCTCCTGTGGGCAGTTGGGCGGCCGAGATGAAGCGGGGTGGCATTACGTCATCGCACCTATTTCAGGGCCGAGTTGCTCTGGACGATTGGCATAAAAAGCGCCGGGCAAATTCATGCCCCCGGCACTTTGCTGGAGAGGGAGCCCTGCCCCCCCTGTTCCGCCCAGCATTCCCCGCTGTTGAAGGAACGCGAGCGCCTGGGGCTGGCTATAACCCGCTTGGGACAGTTGGCTATTGATCGCCCCTGACTGGACCATCGGGGCCAGGGATCGCATCGCCCACGGATCACCGGCCGCGCCCATACGGATCATGTCAGCCGTGGTGAACGGGTTGCCGGTCAAATTGCCCATCGCGGCCTGCATCTCAGGCGTGATCCCGCCGCCGGCACTCAGCGCGGCCTGACGGAAATTCGCGAGATCAGTCGGCAGCGTGCCCATCGACTGGGACCGCTCGAAGTTCTGCTGGAGGTTTGGATTGCTCGCCACCTGCTGCCACTGGGCCATCGTGCCGGGGTTGCTGGGGCCGGTCGGCAGTTGCGGTGTGGCACGTGGAACACCGCCCGGCTGCTGGGCCATCCCGCCGGTCGGCGCGCTGACGCCTCCGAGCCCTCCGTTCTGGCCGCCGGGAATCAGCCCTTGCTGATTCAGCCCGCCCGGACTCGTCGGCATCCACGGGTTGAAGCCGCCGCCGTGGTACGCGCTCTGCCCCTGCATCCACGGCGGGCGCTGCATTCCCATTCCGAACGGCATCGGCATCCCGCCGAATCCGCCCATGCCCATGAACGGGAAGCCCATCATGCCGGGGTAGCCGCCCATCCCCATCTGCTGGCGCATCTGCGGGAACATGCCGCCGCCCTGCATTCCGCCACCCGCCCCGTAGGTCGTCGGGAGGTTGAAGCGCGGCTGCATCTGCATGGGCATCTGCCCACCCATGAAGTTCGGGATGTACCCGCCCTGCGGCGGCATCCAGTTCTGCCCGTTGCCGAGGCCGAGCATCTGCGGAGTGATCATCGGGTAGGGCATGGCGTCACCTCATGCGGCGAAGGCGTAGGAGAATCTTGCTGCTGCGGCACCGCCGGGCGGGGTCGCATAAGCCACCTGTCGGAGGGTGAAACGGTATTGAATGGGCGGACCGTCGGTGAGTTTCGCACTGGCCGGAAAGAAGGCGTTCCAGTCGGGCACGTCCATGCTGAATGTCACGGTGTTGGTGCTGGACACTGCGGCGGCGATAGGGGCTCCGGCTCCTGTTCCCGTTGCCCAGCAGAGATCGTTCCCCGTTGGGCGCGTCACTGTCGGCGGGATGGCACCTTCTGCCGGCCATGTGAATGTCGGGGGCGGATTGTTCCCCGGGAGGAATGGATCTACATCGAAATCGAGCTGATCCCCCGCATTGGAGACCACAAACGCCGAGCCCGTATCAAAGCCAAGCCGGAACCGGAAGGCATTCCAATAGAGCGTTGCACCATTGGTGATATCGTCAGCGAAGTAGTATTCCGTGACGCCGCCTGAATCCTCCACATCGAACGTGATGTCCACCGCCCCGGTATGCTCACTGACGAAATCGGTCACGGCCGTGATCGTGGTCACCAGATTGGAGTTGTTTGTGGCGATGAGCGCCTCGTCATTGTTGACGATGGCCGAGGCGATGGGGAGATTCGAGGATGTGACCGTCCCTTGGCCTGCGCTGGAGCCGACCGCGATGATCTTGCCCATTAGACTGCGCACGCCTCGTGATAGCGATAGTGGCTGTTCTCAAGAATCGCCAGCACCAGATCGGATTCGGACGTGATTGGCTGAGTACAGCGCGAGCATGGACAGGGAAACGAGACCGGCCCATGATAGGGCACGTCCACCGCTCGCGCTACTGCTGCACTGATCGTCTTCACGTCTTCGTCGCCTTGAGCGTCAGCGTGAGCTGCTTACACGTCGTCACGGATTGCAAGCTCGCCACGAAGATGTCGCCGGCTGCGAAGCTGGTGGTCCAGCCAGTGAGTGTCGTATCCTGATTCTCCCGCGCCGATGACAGGAGCGGCGTGGCCGACGCGGTAATGCTGTCGCTGGAGCTGCTGTTGAGAAAACCCGCGTAGGTGCTCTTTCGCACGCTGACGACGGCGGACCCGGTAGCATCGGCGACCAGCGTCCACTTCGAGAGTGTGCCGCCGAAATCGACCGGCAGCGCAATAGTCGTATGCTGGCTGGGGGCGGTCACGGCGTCTCCCAGCACGAAATAGAGATTCGTGACGCGCGCCACACTGTCGGTCGCCGAGCCCCATGAGGTCACGCCGGCACCATCGGTCACGAGGGCCTGGCCCGAGGTGCCATCCTGCGAGGGCATCTGGTACACCGGCCCGGAAGCGGTCGCGGGAGCGCCCCAGCCCACAGAGCCTGACGCACCGAAGAACTCGATCGAGCCCGGATTGACGCGGTTGCCCACCTGCATGAAGCCCGTGGCTCCGGGCGTGTCGGCGCGCCCCACGCCGACGCAGCTCTGGACGCGGAACCACTGCTCGACCAGTTCGGCCATCAGGCATACGAGATGACGGCCACGCGGAGCGTGCCGGAACCGACGTTCACTGCCGCTGCCGTGCCGTTGTAGAGACTCACCGTCACCGTGCCGGAACTGGAGACGTAGCCCGAAAGGATCATCGAGGCCATCGTCACGGCGGTATGGCTACAGACCACCATGTCGCCTAATGCGGCTCCAGTGACCGCGATCGTCGTGCTGATCGTGCTGCTGGCATTCTGAGCGGGCCAGACCGCCGAGCCGGTGGTCGTGACGATGCGCGGCCCGAGACCGAATGATCCGGGCGACGTGGCGATGGGCAACTGATTCGTGGTGCTCCCGTAGAGCGCCGGGATCATCCGAATCTGCGCGCCGTCGTCCAGCATGAGTTGCTTGGTCGAGGAGTCCCAGAACAGCCGCCCGGCTTGTGATGCGCTCGGCGTGGCCGTCCCGTTCTCCACCCGCATGTTCGTCAACTGCTTGTTATTGACATCGAAATTGCCGGTCAGCGGGGAGACCAGTGACAGGCCGTTGTTGTAGATATTGTCGAACTCGGTGATGAAGTGCGTCGTGTGGAGGATCGTGTCGCCCGCACTCGGCGTCGCCAGCCGGACCAGTGCCATTTAGGCATGCTCCATGGAGATCGCCTCTCCCGGCACCGCCCGCACGGCGTAGCCGTAGAGGTCACAGTCCTGGTTTGCGCCGCCCTGGACGTACTCCAGCTCGATCGCCCGGCCACGGCCTTCGATTGGCGTCTCCACGTAAAAGGCCGTGCCCGCCCCGCCATACGTCGCCGTGCCGAAGACGCCAGAGCCGAACGTGCTGCCGCTCGACTGGAGATTGACCGTGTGGGTGGAGAGCCGCCCGTCGATCGTGACGTTGAGTTGCGCCGATGCCCCCGTGGCCGTCGGATTGAAGAACGTCGTCACGGACTGGAAGGATTTCTCCACGAGCTCGTTCATCCCCTCGCCGAGCCGGATGTTGTTGGCCCACTTCGCCCGGTACTCGTAGGCCGAGCCCTGGTCATCGGTCAGCGTGGTCTGATCGCCAGCACGGATGAAGCCGTTATAGCCGCCGATGTAGAGCCGGGGCCGCCCCGTGCCCGCACCGAGCGGCGTCTTGGCGATCATGCAGGACGCCCCATTGAACCCGCTGAACCGCCAGACGGACCACAGCCCGAGGACGTAGTTGTAGACGAACAACGCCGTGTTCTGCGTCTGCCCGGCTTCCGGGACGAACCACCCGATGCAGTTTCGCGTAGGATGATAGAAGCTGACGACTTGATCTAGCGCGGGCGTCTGGAGCGCCGCCACCAGCGACGTGATCCGATGCGAGATGAACGCCTCTTCCGTGTTCCCGTACTTCTGGGTGGCGGAGAGCGAATGGAAGCCATAGGACGACATCCAGTAGATGTCGTTCGTGGTGGTGAGGACCGAGCGGTGCGCGATGCAGGGTGCGGTATCGAGCATCCGATCATGGGCGAACTGGCACTGCTGCCGGCCGGAGAGCTCGTGAATGCTTCCGAGATTAGGCCCCTTGAAGATGTAGAGGCTGCCCCGGAAGGATTTCGAGATCCCCATGATCCGGTCGCCGTCGTCCTCATCGAACCGCAGTGTTCCCGTATCCGCCCCCGAGAAGTCCGTGATGTCTCCAGCGGCCGAATAGTCGAGATACGACTGATTGCTCGGGTCCACCGCGAAGATGCGCCTGAGGTGGTAGACCCCGAACGGGTATGCCTTCGTGTTCGAGGCCGTGAGCGGGACGAGCGCACCGCCCGTGTAGCGTAGCGGCGCCTCGGATCCTAGATCATTGAAGAAGATCGCCTGATTCTGCGCCGTGAAGATGGTGACGGCCGCCGCATTACTGCCCCACATGGACGAGGGCGTATTCATGATCGAGGTCCATGTGCCCGTGCCCCCCACATCCTCGTACAAGCGATTGCCGGCCGAGGCGACGAACCGCTGGCCTGGCGAGACGATCCCGTTGCGCCAGAAGTCGTGGAGCCCCGTGATGGTTGAGGTCGAACTATCAATCGCCGTCGCGTTCTGACGTGTGGTGCCCGGCCGCTTCTTGCGCGAGCCCGGATTGAAGTACTCCACGTTGTTGGCGGTCTGAAGCCAGTCCGGGGGCAGGAGGGTGGCCGCCGTCGTCACGTCGAGCCCGCCCTGCGCCGGGTGCACCACGAAGGGTTGCGCTTTGGTGGGCATCAGCGCGCGTCCGTTCCCATCCGGTCGAACCACGAACCCAAGTCCGCATTTGCCGCACTGATTCGCCGCCGCTGGAAGTAGCCGCGGTACTGATCCATCGGCGCGATGCGCTGCTTCTGGCCGGTCACCTCGCGGTTCTGCGCGGCCATCTTGGCGACGCCAGACTCGTATTTCTGCTGGAACGATGCCCCGCGCGTCTCATCCGCGAGCATCGTGTAGTAGACCTGGGCCAGTGCCCCATCGGTCAGTACGTGCCGGAACTCTTCCGGCATCGCGGGCGCATCCGAATCGGCCACCAGGTCCGTCGCCTGCCGGCGGTAGTACACCTCCAGCCGATACGTCTTGTCGGGGTAGGGGTGGACCCACAGTTGCCGCTGGGTCGTGGGATCCCCGGTGGTGTCGTAATCCAGCACCGTGTAACGCTGGGGGCGGCCGACGGTCGTATCCGATCCCTTAAGCGCCAGCATGTCGGCCGGGCCAACGGGCCTCGCCGGCAACTGATACCCGAACCGCTGCATGTCCACGAAGGACAGGAAATCGGTCGGCAGATCGTACTCGTCCTGGTAGATATGAAAGGCCGCCGCGCTCACGGAATCGGACGTGAAGGCAGCATCCAGAAGTCCCGTCGCCGCGCTAGCGGTGTGGGTCGCGATCCGGTAGAAGGCCAGCGTGTCGGGCGTCCCCGCCGGAACGTGCAGTTTGCGGCCGACGAAGCTCCCCAGCGCCGTCGCCACATTGGAAAGAGTGAATGACGTGGAGCCCGACACGATCGTCACCGTCCCGTGGTTGAAGTCCGACGCCGTGTTGACCACGTACCGCTTGATCGTCCAGTACCAGTCCTCGACCAGCAGCGTGGCCTTGTACACATCGTTGACGATCTGCTTCACGCGGGTGAGCTGCGTCGAATCGGACGTGGGGAGCCGCGCCCGGTTCATCACCGCTGTGTAGATGGTCGAGAACGTCGTCGCCATGGTGCCTCACGGGGCGGAGGCCATGAGCACCCCCGCCCCGATCAGGAGTCCGTTTACGGCCCGAATGCTGGCTGACTCGTCGGATCGAACGTGCCGAAGTTGGTGTTGGTGCTATCCGGGTGCTGAGACAGGAAGCCCAGAATCGTCACCTGGACGTGCACCGCATCGCTAATCGCCGACCCGATACCGAACCCAGCCGACGCCGTTGCCTCGATCACCTGAGCGGAGGTCGCCGTCACGTAGGCCGAGGTCAACGTGCCCTGGACGACCGTATCCGTGGCCAGCGAGATCTCCGATGACAGCGCGCTGGTCGTATCGATGAACACGTTGACGCGCCCCACGTGCGTGGCTGCGCCGAGACTGCCGGAGGCTTGCGAATATGCCTGCGCGTTGACGATATGAAACCGCGCCCCCGTCGGGACCGTCCAGTTGCCGAGCACGCTGCCGGCCGCCGAGGTCGTGGAGACCAATTGCGTGCTGAATTGGATCGCGTAGTAACCGCCCCGCGTGGGGCCTTGCCCGCCGCCTCGTGCCATCTGTGGCTCCTTTTGACTTGTCGGTCAGCGGGGCCGCGAATCGACCCCGCTGCCGCACGCAGACTGAAGCGTGATTTCGGAGTCGTTTAGATCGGTATGCCGCGACGGTTGAGATCGTGGCATTGCCGATAGAGCTCCTCTCGTTCCTGCTGGCCGACCAGATCACGCCGGCCGAGCGTGTCAAGACTCGCGAAATGACGCAGAACTAAGTCGGCCTGAGCGCGCTTACGACGGAGATACGGGAGCAATTGAGGCAACACCCATCGCGTCTGGGTCGCATTGAAGCGAAGGATGTAGGCATCCTTGTGGTGCGCCTTTTGTTTGTTGGGATTGCTACGATCAACAGCTCCATTCCCTACCATCCTCTGAATCTCTTCCAAGAAAGGGCGGCTGGCTTGAGAGATGGTGAATGTCACCTTGGTCGTGAACCGGCTAACATTTCTCGCCCGTCTCTCCTTCCAGATACTTAGCGTGCCCTCGCCATCTACGAGGCCGGCGAGATACGCCGCATCCGCGACGCAGAGATGTCGCTTAACGACGTATCGCGCCTCATCTCGCTTACGCCGACATGACTCCGAACAGCACATGCGCTGTTTGCTGCCCTTGTATGGAGAGAACTCCGCCTCGCAAACGACGCAGCGGAGCGGAGACCAATATCGGCGCATAGACATATTCTCCTTATATATCAACCACCTGCAGTACCAAACACGCCTCTAAAGTCACTCCACCCGCGGATGAACCGGAACCGAATCTTCACCTTCATGCTGCTCGACTCGAAGTCCCAGTCGTGCATCACGTTCGGCCGCTCCCGCCAGTACTTCCGCACGTTGTGCTCGCTGGGCTCGGCCAGGAGGACCCACGCATCCGCATCCGTCAGATACGGCCACGCCACGACCGTGAGCCCGTCCTGCTTGAAGGCGTTCTTGGCGCGGTCGCTGGTGTCGGAGCGGTCCACCGAGTTGATCAACTCATCCGCCTGCCACTTCAGCTCGTAGGGCACGAGCAGCACCTTGGGCCGGATGTGCAGCAGCTTGCCGGCGTCGTCCACGGTGTCGGCCCAGTCGTTAAGCGCGGTGCGAAGCGCGTTGGTCGAGAGATCGGCCGGCGTGGTGAGAGCGTTCTGCTCCGTGCCGCCGCTGATCAGCGGGTGAGCCGTCGAGAACAGGGCCACGCCGTCGGGGGAGCCCGTGGTGCTGGTGATGTTGTTGAAAAGCCCGGCGCAGTCCACCTCGACCGAGTAGCGGCCCGAGGAGCCGAGCGCGCGCGCGGCGTCCGACACCACCTCTTCCTGCTCGTCGTCCAGCGCCTCCTTGGACGCCCGGAAACCGAGCTCGTAGGTGTCGGGGGTGTATGTCTTGTCGAAGCCCTGCGCCAGGTCCTCGTAGGTGACGTTGGCCCCTTCCTGCTTGATCGGCACGATGCCGAAACTGCCGACGGTCGTGGTGGTCACGAAGGGCTTGTTGCCGATGTCGCGGACCTTCAGGAGCCGCTCGCTGATCTGATCCTCGATCGGGAACTCGTCGAAGAGCACGTCTTCGAGGAATGCGAGCCGGGAGAGATACAAATCTGGCAATGTGGACCGGAGCGTGGCGATGGCTAGTTACCTCCACTGCCGATTGTGAATCCCATCAATGGCCGCGATAGCGGCTAGGGCCCGCTTCCGCTTGACGATGAGATACGGCAGCACTTGAGTCAGGAGAGATTTCACAGACCCGCGCCTATGCAGCCGCAGTGTCCATGCCGGTTTCCAATGGGGCTTGCCCTTGGTGTAGACCCTTTGTCGAATGTAGCTACCAGGCAGCCGTTGAGTCAGCCACGCAAGCAATTCAAAATCGGTGTTGGAAATGACTACCGAGACCGCGTGCCTTGTCTGCTTGCTGACGGTCTTCTTGCCGAGTCCGATTTCGATATGCCCTTCGCCATCAATGATCCCGGCGATGTAAGCTGTCTCCTCGGGAGTTAGGTACTCGTAAGTCATCGCTGGCTGGTGGGCACTCCAGCCATAGCGATACGCATAGTGAGTGATGGCGTGTAGGCTCCTGCCGAGGCGAGCGGCAATCTCTCTCCTTGGTATAGCCTTCCAGTTCTCCCGAGCAAACTGGATGTCTTCCGCCGACCACTCCCGCCCCGGCACGCCTACTCTCCTGATCTCATTGCCCGTCTCCTCTGCACGGGCGAATCCGGTTGCTCGCCCCTGCGGGGCCTCGCCGCATCACCTCATCGCGGCTCGCCAGACTCGGCATAGAGGTCGTCATGAACGGGGAGCTAGATCCCGACCTGCTGGTAGCCAGACCAGAGGTGGTTGTTGATGCCCACCACCCACTTCCGTTGCTGCCCGGTCGTGGTGGCGAAGCTGAGGTTCTCCAGCGGATGGAGCGCCAAGATCGACAGCGCCAGCGTGGACGTGGTGAACGCCGTGGACGAGTCGATCTCGTGAAGGGACTGAAGCGTGGTGGTGTCGCCGGTCGTCACCGTGATGTTGGCGCGCGCGCCCACCGAGGTAGCCGTCATGATGCCGGTGTCGCCGTCGTCCTGGGCGATGAACCGCTGATCGGGGTGGTCGAAGACCATGAAGTTGTTGTTGAGCGTGGAGGCGGCGTGGTAGGCGTGCGCCGCGCCGACGATGTTGACGCTGCCGGTGGACGCGACCGCGAGCCCTCCGTCGGCCTCCAGGATCACCACGTCGCCCGGATAGATCGCAGCGGCCGAGGCATCCTTGAGGTAGCGGGAGCAGCGCAGCGGCTCGTCATCGGGCCGGAAACCAAAGGGCGTGTCTGTGGCCTGGCGATACCAGGGCATGGGCTCCTCCTCTAGTCGTGCTCGCCGCTCTTGGCGACGAATTGGGTACGGGTGGGGAACTTCCCGCGGTCGCTGGGAGACCAGCCGCCGCGCACATGCGGTCCGAATTTGCCGCGGTTGGCCTCGTCGCTGAACCGCTCTTGCAGATCCCTCGCGGACTGCGCCTTGAGCGCGGCCCGCTCCATCTTTTGGTCGATCTTGGCGTCCCACCAGTGGCGCGGCATGAAGCAGAGGAGGTCGCCGTTCAGCCCCCGGCGGATGTTGTTGGCCGCATCGCGCATCTGCGGCACCTTGAGCTTCACCAGCGGATTGCTGGTGGTGACGGGCATCCACCCGTTCCACCCGTTCCGATCAATGCTTTCCTGACTCCGCCAGCGCAGCGCCCACTCGTCAGGGCAGTCCACGAACGTGCGCGCGTCCGATTCGCTGCGCCCCTTGCCCAGGACTTCCTTGGACCACGGCGGCGGCTGGCGGAGATCCACCACCGTGCCGTCGGGCGAAATCCACGTCGTCTTGGCGTCCAGTCCGGCGTAGGTCGCCGGCGTGATCGTGCCGAGCACTTCCGGCTTCGGGAGATTCTCCAACTCTTCAGCAAGGCCACTCGTGGGGCGCTTGGCCCAGCGGTTCGGTGGGGTCCCGTTCTTCCAGGCCATGACTTAGAACTCCCCGCCGAGGGCGGATGAGATGTTGTGGTTGATCTTGGAACTGCCGTCCTGCTGCCGTTTGATGAACCGCGCCTTGCGTTCCGCGAGGGCCTTGTCGGAGAGGTCTTTCAACCCCATCTTCTTGGCGAGCTCGCGGTCCTGCGGCGTGACCTTCACGAATGGTTCTTCCTTCGTGCGGGTGGGGCGGGACTGATACGACGACCCGCCGATCGACTGCGAGGACTCCACCGCGCCTTGACGCGCCGATTCCGCCGCGCTCGCCCGGCTCGGCTGGACGCCGAGCTTGATGATCGCGGACTTGATGGCATCACGCTGCGTGAGGATGTTCGGCCCGTAGAGCTGCGCCCGCTGCTGATAAAGCGCATTGGCTGTCCGGTACAACTCGGTCGAAGCGTCCTGCATCTGCGGATACTGCTGGTAGAGTTCGGCCAGCTCACGCTGCGCTTCCACCACCACCTGCTGCTGCGCCTGCTGCTGGCCCATCTGCTGCTGCTGCCGGGCCATCTTCCGGTCCATCAGCATGTCGAGCGCCGCCGAGTGGCCCTGGTTGGCCAGCGCGAGCAGCTCCTCGTCGGTATACTGCTTCTGCTGATCGACGGGGTTCGCCCGCTGTTGCTGGCCTTGGGCGAGCACATGCTGATACATGGCGGCCTGGCGCACCAGCGCGTCCTCCACCATCTTCTGCGCCCGGCGCTCCATCTCGGCCATGCGGTTCTTCCAGGGAACGCCTTGTTCATCCACCTCCCCGGCGACAGGCGGAGTGACGGCCGCCTGAGCCGCTGCCGCATCGGTGGGGGGCGTGTCCTGACCGGGGGACGGGTCCGGCTGTACGTCCGTGTCCTGCTCGCCTGCCATCTCCTGCCTCCTCGGCGCGTGACGTGCGCCAGCCGTGGAATGGACAAACAAAACAGCCCGGAAGGGATTGCTCCCCTCCGGGCTTCGGGTGCTCCGAGTGTCCCGGTGCTACTGAGGTGCTACTTCGCGGCTACATAGCCGTTCGTCTCCGCGAGCTTGTAGGACTGGCGAATGTTGACGTTCGTGAGCCCGCCCATGAAGACGTTGATCTCCACCTGGCCGCAGAAGTCACGGGGCAGGCACGGAGTCGCCGCGATCATAAGTTGCCGGACCCAGGGATCAGCCATCTAGCCGATCGGCGCGTTCTTCGCCGCGTTCACCGTCAGGCTGCCGAACTTTCCGGCGGTCTTCTTCACGGGGCCGGCGTCCTTGAAGCCCTTCATGGTGCCGGCTTCCTTCTGGCGCATCTCGCCGATGTCGCCCTTCGGAGACTGGCCTGCGCCCGATGGCATGTGGCTCTTTGGCTTCATCGCGAAGTCCTCCAGTTTGGCCGCGCTCATCCCGGTTTTCGTCTTCTGACCGGCTCGCGCGCGGGCGAGGTCGGCCCCCATGAATCGGCGTTGCTTCTCGCTCACACTTGGCATGGCCTCACCCCTTCAGGATTGTCCCCCTCGCGACCTTGCCCAACCGCTCCAGCCGGTACTCGGGCCGAGTATACGCGCATGACTCGTTCCATACCTTTGGATGGAGATAGCGCCCACACTGGACGCAATACCGCATCAACGCCAGGTTGGCCTCCGCCTTCGTCTTCACGGAGAACGGATCAACACCCGGCAGAATGCCTTTCTGGCGGTCGATCTTGTGGATCATCGCCGCCGCGCGTTGTCGATCACCGCGTCCACGAAGTTCAGCATGTCCCGTGCGCCCATCCAGCGGCCCACGTTGCGCTCGAATTGCTCCTTACTCCCGTGCAGCACGTCCTGAACGCGGTCGATCAGATAGAGATCATATCGGCGCTTGAACGCCGCGAAGTACTCGCTTTGCTTCCACTCCGCGAGGAGTTGGGCATCCTCGTCGAGCCGCTGCTGCTCGAACACGTCGGCGGCACTAGCCACGTCCCTCCACCTCCCGGATCGCCCGCTGAAGCCGCGAAGCCGTCAGATTGATGGCCGTCTTCGGGATCGGCCGGTCGGCCTCGGCGATGGCCATGAGCATGGAGTAGGCTTCGGCCCCGGCAGCAGTCAACTCCGCCACGTCCGTCATGCGCGTGTTGAGCCAGCCGAGACTAAGCAAACGGTCCCACCCCCATGCCCTGCGCCATCGGCGCGCCGGTTCCATTCCCGCCCTGCGGCTGTGCTGGCCCCGGTCCGAGTTGCGGCTGCGCCCGGCCGGTCTGTGCGTTCATTCCTTGAACGCCGCCCGGTCCCATCGCGCCGGCCTTGCCGCCCTTGGCACCGCCCATCTGCTGAGCCATCTGCATGACGAACGCCATCTGCTGGGTCTCCGCGATATGAGCGAGGAGCAGCTCTCGGCCCTCGGCGGTGAGGAACGCGCTCTCCGGCTGATCGAGGAAGAAGTAATGTTCCATGATGTGACGCTGCATGTCCTCGGCTGGCGAGGGGTGCACGTCCTTGCCCGCGCCCGAGAGGAACATCGCGTGCTCCTGCACCGGCTCCTTCGGGGGCACGAACTGCGGGGCCTGGAGGATGCGCAGGGGATCCCGCTCGCCATACGCCTTGAGAAAATCCTTCGCCAGCTCGAAGATGCCGTTGAGCCCCATCGTCTGCGACTGGAGAAAGACGGGGTTCATCATCGTGGTGAGCTTGATCTGCGCCGTCTCCCGCATGGACTGCTTGTTGAGCGTCTCCGTGGTCGCGGAGAGCCGGAGATCGAACTTCCCTTGAATCTCCGTGCGGTCCTGGATGCGGATCACCTCGGGCCGCCCCGTGACGCGGAACTCCTTGCCTGGCGGGAGGTACTGCTGATCGAGCGCGAGAATCTGGATGTAGATGCGCCGCCAGAACTCTTGGAAGCGCGACATGAAGACCTTGAACCGGAGGCCGGATTCCGAGAGCAGTGAGGCGACGCCGGTTGCGGTCCGCGTCGCCCCCACGCGGTTCGGCTGGCGGCCCAGCGCCATGTCGGTCACTCCGGTCAGCCGCTCGTTGTACTGCTGGAGCAGCGCTTCCTCCTGGAAGCCGAACGCCGTGTTGGTGCGGAACTGGGGGAACAGGATATCGGTCTGCGGGTTATCCACCGGCACGCCTTCCCCTGGCCGGAGCCGATGCTGCGTCGGCTTCAGCATGGAGGTGGAGCGGTAGAAGTAGAACGGCAGATTGCCGATGGTCCCGTAGTCCACCCGCTGGTTGTGCATGGTGGACATCTCGTCCTGCACCTCGCGGATCATCTCGGGGAGACTGAGCCCGAGCGTCCGGTTTGGCAGCGGCATGAAGACTTCCTTCTCGAATGGCCGCTTGCCGGACGCGTTCACATTGTCGAGGTAGTCCCACCCGAGCGTCAACTTGTGGGGCTCGGCGACCCAGGAGACGATTTCCTCCGAGTAGCCGTCCTCGTCAATGTCCTTCGCGCGGTAGTCCTCCAGCACGCAATACATGTCCGCCCGCATGTCCGAGGACTCTGGGTCCACGCCCTCTTGGCGGTCAAGCGTCTGCCGCGCCCCGTCGGCGTCCATCACGTCGTCCATGCCAGTGGGACCGCGGCGGATCACTTCCTCCACGATCTCCCGGTCGAACTGGCCCCGCCGTGCCCGCTGGCGCAATTCGTCCTCGCTCATCCAGAGCCGATGCTGAAGCCAGCGGAACTTCTGGGGATCGCGTCCCGCGCGAGCCGGCGCGATCACGTCCTCGGGATCGGGAAACTCGACGGATGCGCCCTCGAACTGCAACTCCTCCTTGTCGAGGAGCACCTGGATCTCGTCCTCGAAGAACGCGAACTCGGCCGCCACGTCCGTGCGCCGGCCGCCGGGCATCCTGAGCTTGCCCTTCCATACGAAGTCCTCGCCCGGCTGGCGCTCCAAGTCCTCCGGCACCGCCTGACCAAAAAGCGTCTGGAAGATGATGTCGAGGCTCGTGGTCGGGGGGAACTTCCGGATGGCCTTGATCTTTCGGTAGCGCCGATCCCACCGAATCTTCCCCCATACGACGCCAGCCACGAGGAAGAGATGCGCCGATTCGTCCGCCAGCGCGAAGATGTCGAGCTCGGTGTCCACTTGCCAGTTGAGGAACAGTTCCGTCAGCTCGGCCTTGTCGTCATCCTCGGGGCCGACCGGGATCACGAGCACCTTCGGCTCCTGCCCGACAATCGCCTCGATGAGCCGCGGCTTGAGCGTCTCCACGTCCGTCATGGTGACCGGGGGATGAAAGTTGGCCGCGCCCTCCCACGGGAAGTCCTTCGGCGTCGTCTCGTTCAGGTAGCGCCGATACCCCTGGTCGAGCTTGTCTTCCCACTCGAGGCGATCGGAGAGCGCGTCCAAGTAGTCGCGATGCACCTCACTCGCATGATCGGCCAGATCGAACTCCGGCACGTCGTGGAGCTTGTCCGTGAGCCGGAGTCGCGGCTGCTCCTCAGCGGGCGGGGCCTCCACGGCGATCACCGTGGGGAGGTCGTCCACCGATTCGACCGGCTGCGCGGCGTCGAGTTGGGTGTTTTCAGCCATCAATACCCGCCCCGTCGCCCCGCCGTGTAGGCGTAGGTTCGCGCACGCGCGGCCTGCTCGCCATGGCCTGGCCCGTAATGCTCGGCGAGATTTGAGAAGTGATTTGTCACGAGATACCGCAAGCACGCCTGAGTGTGCGAAAAGTAGCCGTCATCATCCGGTTCATCGTGGTACGTGCCGTCCGTCTTCATCTTGTACGTGTAGCCGCCGAGCATGCCCGAGATGATAATGGGACAGCGACGGGTGACGAGCAGGGCGGGGGACTTGTCATCGCGCTCGCGAAGAAGCTGGTGGATGATGGCGCGTCCGGTCTTACGAGGACGCGGCGAGTAGGCGGGATAAATCCCGTAGCGCGCGAGCACCTGAAGCTCGGTCGTCTCGCTCTGCTCTGACATGATCGACCGTACTTGCGCGCCAGCCGGATCACAATAGTCGGCGTAACCCCATGCCGACCAGTCGCCGAATGAGTCCGCGCAGTACTGGATGACCTTCTGCGCAAAGCGGTCGATATCGAGGTCTCTGCCCTGTAACTCTCCGTAGAGGATCAGCCGGTCCCGCGAATCCACCTGGGCGATCACGACGGCCGGGTGGTGATAGCCGAAGTCCCAGGATCGGAGGAGCCGACGGCGACGGCGTGGCATCAGATCGGCCGCCAGCCGCCCCATATTCTGCTCGTCCAGTACGTGGTCCTGCTCGGAGAACTCGGGGAAGCACCGCTTGCCGGCAGTGACATCAAACGAGCACTCCATCTCACGCTGGAAGTCATTCGGATCGAGATAGCGGAGCCGCTGCTTCTCAAGCCAGGCTCGCGCCTCCTCTGCCAACTCGGGATCTGCGGAGTGCGGATCGTGATTCGGAAAGAGACTGTAATGCGCCCGGATACTGACCACGCCCAGGGGATTCTTCGCCAGAGTCAGCCCCCTCATTGCTCGGTCGTTCCCGAGAACATCTGCCAGAATGCGTTCTGCTTCCCATTCGGCGTGGAGACGCAGATCAGCTTCGTCTGCTTCTGGATCGTCGGGAGCACGGCGGTGACGGACAGCCGCGCCTGCTCCATGAACGCCATCTCATCCATCACGACCACCGATGGCGTCTTTGACCGCACCTGATGGCCACCTTCGGGAATGGCGACAACCTTGGAGCCGTTCGGCCACGTGATTTCTCCGTGACCGAAACGCGCTCGCCCGTTGATCCACTCCGCGCCATTCCACGAGCGATCCCGCATCCAGGTGGGGAGATTCTGCTCTATGAACTCCATGCGCGCGGTGTCGTGGCGCTTCTCTCCGTGGCTTACCATGTCGATCGCGTCTTGCTCGCGCTTCGACTGCCAGACGATGAGTCGATTCGGATGGAAGCGCCCAACATGGACACAGAACGAGCAACACTCCCACGACATCATGATCTGACGCGACTTCGCAATGGCGTAGAGGTTCTCATTCGGATCAGCTAGCGCGGTCCAGATCGCCTCAAGCTGCGCGAGATCCGGAAACGCCTTCACGCTCTCCTCGGCACCGGCCGCCTCGTCCCGCGTCTTCACGTGATTGACGACCCAGTACCAGCCGTCCTGACGGCAGCGCTCCAGCTCGGCCAGGATGAGGCCCGAGACAAGCTTCTGCTGCTCGTCGGGGGCCAGCACCTCGAGGTCGGGGGCGGTGAGGCTCACTAGATGCGTTTCTCCGCTTGGGTGGTGACCTTCAGGAGGCACGAGCCGCCGGCATTGCCATTCGTCGGAGCCGGGCGAATGTAGTAGGTCGCCTCCAGCACTTGCTTGATATTGGCGCTCGTGATGGAGAGCGCGGTCGTCCCGTCCACCTCATGCAGCGTCGCGTAGACTGCCGCTGCCGTCGCGATCGCGTTGGACCCCTCGATGTGGATGGTACCGTGCGTGGTGCCTGCTGTCTGGACGTTCCGGTCGGTGAGAATCGCGGCTTGCTGAAGCGCGAACTGATTGCCGTCGGGGAAAGCGACACACGTATCCCCGGAGGCGAAGCCCGACCAGTTCACGAGGTAGCCGCCCACGATCGGCGTGGCGGTGTAGTTGATGGTGGCCATCGGCTATCTCCTCCGTGGACGGAAGGCCGGGATGTAGGACGCGACAGTGGCGGCGGCTCCGCCATCCGCGACGGCATCGGCGAAGGCCCCGCGATAGCTCCACGCGATCTGCGCGCGATCGCCGGCCGTAATCGCGCCATCCGCTACGACAGTGCGTGGGCGGAAGAACTTCGCCACGCTGGCGGCGCTCGCGCGCTTGCGGTGGGAATCCATTGGCATCTTATGGCCCCGCCAACATCTCGGCTTCGGTGTACGTCACGCCGTCATCCGTAATATTCTTCTTGAACACCACCGTGCCGGCATCGTTGTGGCCCTTCATCACCGTCGCGCCGGCCGTCGAGTCGACGATCACCTGATTGCGCGTGAGCATCCACGTCATCATCGCGGCCTGATCAAGAGACCACGGGGTCGCGGGAGGAGCGGCCTGTCCGAGTTCCGTCGCGATCCAACTCACCGAGGCGCCGCTGCCGGCCGGGCGGAGGAGGAGCGCCGGCAGATTTCCGTTCAGCCCGCCATAGACCAGCATGCCGGCCCCAATGCCGCTACCGACGTTGTGACCAAGCTCGACATATGATCCCGTGAGGCCGGCTTCGGCATGGAGCCCGGCGCTTCCGGCACTATCCCCATAAAGACGGACGCCATGTTTTTGGGTGGAATTGGCTTCCACCGCGTAGTTGTTATCGGCGTAGGCGTAGATCGCGCGCACCGAGCCGCTCGCCCCCGCTTCAATGGCGGCCTTTCCGACACCCGCCGTGGCTTGCGCATTGATACCCGACCCGCCAGTCACTCCGCCAGAGACGCGCAGACCATCGCCCGTCGTGCCGCCCTGCCAGTGCATGGCCGCGCCCGAGCCATTGCCCGTTGCGAAGAGCGCCCGGCCGTTGGAGCCTGTGGATTGGAGGGAGACCGCATCTCCGGTTGAGTTGATGACGGTCAGCGACTTCAACGTCATCGTGGCGGAGGCGTTGCCCCAGTTCGGGGTCGCGTGGACGGCATTGACGATGGTGGCGACCGCGGCGGTGACGAGTTCCCCGATATGCACCGGATTCGTATAGAGGACTATTGGCGTCCCGCGCGCCCCGGAATTCGAGCACGTTGCCACCACCGCGATCGTCTGGCCATTCGTCTCTGTGCCCGTGAGATCGAGGTAGTACATGCCCATGGTCGTGCCGATCTCAACAGGATTGCTGGCGGTGTAGAGCGGCGACGCGGCATCGATCGAGTAGATCGCATCCAGCCCGGTGCCGACCAGGATAGGGAGTCCCTGCATGTCGAGGAGCGGGAACGTGACCCGGTACGGCTGCGCCTTGATCGGAAGCGGGAACGCGTCAGCGGAGGCCATCAGCGGGCCATGGCGAGTCGCCGGCCGGCATGCGGCACGCTGCCGTATCGGGCGAGACCGGGGTGAATGATCGCGGCATTCGGCGGATGCGAGGCCGTCGAGAGGCTCGTCCCCGTGGGCACGCGGTCCGTGATGATGTCGCGCACGTAATCCGACCCGTAGAGCGGCCAGAAGTGTGTCAGGCCGCGCGTGATGAAGCCGGGGCACCGGAGCCCGTCGTCCATCTCGCTGGCGGTGAGGAGCACGTTGAAGAACTGGTGAAACGCCAGAGGGCCATCCCACGTCCGATCCGCCGCGTTTCGGTTACCGATTCCGTACCCCGAATTCGGGCTCACCGCCGTGCCCGACGGGGTGGTGCCCGTTGTGACGGTCACGCTCGCAAAGTTGATGCGCACGGTGGGATTGTTGGTGGTGGCGCTCCGATCGTAACTCAACGCAATGGCATTCCACTGGCCGTCGGTGGCCGCCCACGTCCAGACGCCCGTCGTGGTGTTGAACACGTACTGGAACTGAAGGGTGTTCGCCCCGACGCTGTGGAACAGACCGAACCCATTGGCACCGGACTGACCGCCGGCCAGCTCGTCGGCGATCAGGATGCGGCCCGCCGTCTCACCCACACTGTTGGCGCGCGCCCAGACCAATATCGTCATCTGGGCCACGTCGAATCCGGTCGCCGTCGTGTCCTCCAACTTCGAGGTCGTGCCATTGAAGAGGACGGCCATATCAGTTCGTCTTCAGCCACTCGTCCGTCATGCGGACGAAGTTCTCGCCTATCAGTCGCGCGGTTGTGGGTGTCGCCGCCTGCCCGTTCTCGAAGTCGGTCTGGGCTCCGGTCTCGAAAAGCGCGCAGTGGGGGATGCCCTCGGACTTGAGCACGCGGTACGGGCCCGCGACCGTGCTGCCGAATGGGCCGGGGAAGCTGCCGGTCGGGAGCGCGTTTGGGTTCACGTTGGTCCCGCTGTAGTAGTTGCCGGGGTCAAACGTGGCGTTGGCGACCGGCAGCGTCGAGAACGCCTCGGGAGTCCCCTTCGCGACGACAACGAACATGCTGCGCGGGACCGGCGTGAAGCCGCCCGCGAAATCGACGGAGGTGTGCCACTCAGCGAGCACCTTTGGCACGCGGGCGAGGATGTCGGCGTGCAGGCACGACTGCTCCGGCCCCTCGGTCTGCGCATTCGGGCCGGTCACGTCGAAACGGGCGAACGCGATGCCCCCGGCCCCGGTCCGGCCCCAGCCGTTCACGTAGCCGTCCGGGTTGAGCCGCACCACGATGTCCCACACGCGGTCATCGAGGAGCGCCGGATGCGCCAGGAGGTAGTCGATCATTCCGGCCATCGTCCACGGGACGAGCCGCTCCTCCGTGTGGCCGGCGTCGAAGGCGTAGACCTTTTCTTTGCCGGAATCCGGGATCGCGGTGTTCGTGAGCGTGAAGCGGTAGATCGGCTCGCCGAGCACTGAGGTCGCGAGCGGATGACGCACGACATACTGCGTGAAGGCCATCCACCGCGCCATGTCCTCCTGATAGCGGAAGGTCGTGTACGGCTGGGCCTCGGCGACTCGCAGGAAGCCACCAGAGCCGGCGGGGATGGTGATCTCCGTTCGGTCCGAGAAGTACGTCTGCGTGGCCCGCGTCCAGATGGCCAGCGTCGGGTCGCGCGTGTACCAGCACGGCGCAAACGTCGGGCCGGTCCGGTAGCCGAGCACGGCGCCCCAGGTCCGGTAGACCCGGAAGGTCCGCGCGCCCGAGCCACCGTGGAGCGTCTGAAAGTCGGGGAACATGCTGAAGCGCTGATTGGGCACCGCACCCGTCGAGGGCGTCACCCACGGGGGTGCGGCGTCCGGCGTGCCCATCACGGGATCGGGCGCGCAGTAAATCGCCGTCACGCCTGGCGACACCTCGACCGCGTGATCGAGATTTCCGCCCTCGGGCGCACGGGTCCACAGGAGCTCACCGGGCGGGCCGGTGAACGGCGTGCGAACGCGCGGCATCGTGGGGGCGGTGGGCAGACTAGACCTCCGTCCAGGAAAAGCTGGAGACCTGTCGCGGCGCTCCGGGAATGGCCGGCGCGATGTGGTCGAGATGCACGCTCAGGGCTGGACCGGGCGCGCTTTCGTTCCCGTCCATGTCCTTCGTGGTCGCCGTGAACAGATACGTGCCGTCGTCAGGAATGGAGAGCCCGGTGAAGAGCACGGGGCCAGGCCCGCCAGGCGGCGACACTTCCACCACGAAGGCTCCGTTGCGGTGGAGCCGATACTTGCTGACATCCGCGTCCGGTACTTGGTCGATTTCGAGGGCGCCTCCGGTCCAGGGCATTCGATGTCTCCTACAGCCGTGCGCGCACGGCTTCGAGTCCCGCGTTCACCTCGGCCAGCTTCTCTTCCTTCGCGGTGATCTCCCGCGACAGCTCGGCCATCCGGCCGGCGTGCGCGGCGGTGAGCTGGTCCTTCTTGTCGGCGTACTCCTGATCGAGTGCGTCGAGTCGGACCTTCTGGCGCTCCTGTGCGGCCAGGAGATCGGCCGTCATCGCCGCGAACTTGGCCTTCGTGTCGTTCTCGGCCCCCTGGAGGGCCATCTGCGTCGCCGTATAGGCGGCCTCGGCGGCGTCCTTCAGGGAGACGGCCTTTAGCCGCTCGTCCTCAAGGCGCGCCAGCTCCGTCTCATATCTCTTCGCGTCCACCTCCGCGCCTGCCAGCCATGACTTGGCCTCGTCGGCGGTGGCGAGCACGTTGCCGAGTGCGTCGAAGGCCCGAAGGATGCGGTTGAAGCTCTGAAGCTCCACACGGGCGGTCTGCCAGTCGATCGGCGTGCCGTCTTGGGTCATGCGGGTCCCTCCTGCGGGGCCGGCTGAGGCACCACGGCCTCGATCTTGTTGGCGGGCTGGACATGAAGGACCGCGCCCGCGTTGGCGGCCATCATCTGGGCGGCCACGAAGAGCGTGTTGGCGAGGTGGAGCGCCTGCTGACGCGAATCCCGGCCGGTGAGATTAATGTTCTGCACGGTCACGGAGTTCGGGTTGCTCGGGTCCACGAAGACGGTGATCTCCTCACCCGGCGTGAGGCCGAGGAGGTGGGAATCGCGGAGGAATCCTATTTCTCGTCGGAGTGAGGCGAGCATTGGCCCAGCGCCTTTGAGTGCAGAATGGCGATTGGCGAAGACAGAGCGATATCGGCCTCCTGAGGATCCTGATTCCAGATAAACATCGCGCACGAACAATTCAGGCACGACCCCTCGAGCACGCCGCCGTCGAACATGTCGGCGTGCTGAATCAGATTGCACCCGCATACACACGTCGGCGTTCTGCTCATCCCAGCCCCCGCGCCATCAGCGCCACTACACACACCGTCGGCAGCGCGGTCTGCGGCAAATACAGCGGAAACTGGCCGATCGAGTTCACCAGCATCGCGGCCAGCGCGCCTGTCAGGGGGTCACCCAGCGCGAAGGCGCGGGACGCGGAGGCGAACCAGAGGAGCACCGCCACCACGCCCACCGCCCCGGACTCGAATGCGACGTGGATCAGGTCGTTGTGCGCCTGGCGGTAGTGCTGCTGGGTCCAGCGCCGGCCGGACCACCACGCGGCGGCTCGGGGGAACCCGCCGTGGCCGAACCCCGTGAGCCGCGTGCGCCAGTCGGCGTGCCAGAGGGTCGCGAGCGCCAGTCGCCACGTCTGCGCCCGGCCCGTCCACGAGTCAATCGGATTGCCGCGCCAGTAGGTCAGCCCCGGCACCGCGAGCAACGCGGCGGGGACCAGACCGGGCGTCCACTCGGGATGCGCGATGACCAATCCCACGAGCGCGGCAAAGCATCCAAGGTAGGAGTTCGTGACCGCCAGCCCGAGCGCGAGGACCGGGAGCGCCCATACCGGCGCGAGCGGCATCGCGAACGCGCAGTACGCCGCCACCACGACGCGGTTGCCCATGGTGCCGCGCGCCCACTCGCGGGCCTGATGAAGGGTCAGGCGATTCTTCCGCATCGCGCGCCACAGCAAGTCATACGCGGCCCACACGGCTTGGCCCATCGCGCCCGCGACGATCGCCGCTTTCACGGCCGGCAGCACCGACTCGGGGCCGTACCGGACGCCCGTGTAGACGAGCGCCGCCGCGCCGATGACGAGCACCCCGTCGATTGTCCGCGCGTTGCGCCAGCGGAAGACGGCCAGCGCGAGCAAGAGGCCAAGGCCCGGCTCCATCGCGATGGCGCACGCCGCCGCGCCCCACGCCACGATGAGGAGCATGCGGTTCCGGATCTCCGCCGGCCACGGGGAGGCGACATTCCATGCGCAGAAGGGCAGGAGCAGGAGACCGAGCACGAGGATCAGCGTGAGGACCATCGCGCCACCACCGAAAGCGTCCAGATGAGGCCCGCCAGCCCCCCCATGATCATCGTGGTCCACACCAGCGCGCCCGCGAGGAACCACCAGTCCTCCCGTGGATTCGGATCCAGATCATGTTCGTCCCACGCCTGGTGCTGGCGGGCGTTGTCGAGGGCGTGGAGGCGACCGGCTTGCTTGGTGGTCACGGCTCGGTCTCGAGAACGTACGAATTGGACACACAGCGGGCGCACTCTCGATGCTCCATGTAGCGGCCTTCGCGATGGAGATGGCGGAGCTCAATCATCCCGTTCTTCCACGCCTGGGCGATGGGTCCATCGCTTTCGGCGGCGGGCTGATGCGTCGAGCCCACGGTGATGTGATCACCCTGGAATGCGCAGCACGGAGAGATCGCTCCATCACTCCGCACGCGCATCCGCTGGAACGGTTGCGCGCACTTGAAGTCAAACGGCGGGCTTCGATCGAGGCTCGCGAGCTCGCCCTTCTCCGGGCGGTCGGGCCACGGATTGACGAAACTCTGCATCGAAAAAAAGTCCGCAAACGGCCGCCACGCGCGGATGAAGTCCTCCTCCTCGTCCGCGTTGTCCTTCATGCGGATGAAGCACACGCCCAGAACCGGAAGGTCTGTGGAGGGACCGCCCGTGCGCGCATGATCCGCGAATCGCACGCGCTCCTCACGGAACATCTGGATATTCGCGAGGACGGTATTAAGATCTGCGCCGACGCGAATCTTTCGATACGTGCTGTCATTCACTGCGTCGAGTGAAACGAAGAGGCGCGTAAGCCCCGCGTCAATAAGCCGGCGGGACATGTGGCGCGTGAGCAATACCCCGTTTGAATGGAGTAAGATGTCCAGCACGCCGAGCTCGCGCGCACAGGCGACGAAGTCGGGGAGGTCTTTGCGAATCAGCGGCTCGTTGACGCCGTTCAGCCCGACGGCGCGCGTGCCCATGGCCACGGCTTCTTTCATCACCGACCGGAAATGCTCGAGGCTGAGCCACGTGTCCTTGCCGCCGGTGGCGTCCTCCGAGCGCGTGCACATCGGGCAGCGGAGGTTACAGGACGCGTTCAGCTCCCAGTCGATCTGAAGCGGATACGCCCGGTCCTGAGCGGGGATGCCTTCCAGCCACTCGCGGCGGTAGCGGCGGAAGTCCTCGCGCTGGTGCGCGGGCAGCGCCATTGCGATCCGCTCGTCGAGGTCGGAGGCGGAGAGGAGCCGACTGTGCGCGCTCCGCTCAATCGTCTGCATCGGGCTCCGACGAGACGCGGCCCTGCCGCATGAAGACGTGATCTCTCGCGCAGGCGAAGTACTCGATCCCGTAGCCGTACTCGACTTCCAGATACCAGACCGCGTTCCAGTTCTCGGTGGGCGGCTTGAGCGCGAACGCCTCGCGCCACGAGGGCAACTGGCGCAGGCGGTCGCCGCACGGGTACGCGGGCGAGCAGATCCAGCCGCGGGAGGTCAGCCAGCACTCCAGGCGCTCCACCCAGGCGTACAGCGCGTTCAGGCGCGCGCACGCCTGGGTCTCCCACCACCAGTCACAGAGCGACTCCCAGCGCTGGCGGGTCATCCGAGGATCCGCTCCGGGCACGTCGGGCACGCGGGGTTTGGGGGGTCGGGGCCGAGGAGGATGTCGAGCAGGACCACGAGCCCGATGCCCGAGATGACGCCACCGATGAACACGCCGAGGAGTTCGATCATGGCTCCGTGACCCACCGATCACGACCTTCATCGCCCCACCCGCCGGAGCCGCCAGTCGAGCCAGAGGAGCGCTCCGAGCGCCCGGATCACCGCGTACTCCCAGCGGCGGAGTTCAGGCATCAGCGGGACCGGGGCCGAGCTTCCGGTCAATCACGTCGAGACGCTGGCGCACGTCGATCAGCGCCTCGGCCAGGGCGCGGATATCCGGGTCGGCATGGCCCAGCGCCCACTCCAGCCGCTCGGTCAGTGTCTTGTCGCGCTTCGAGCCGGCCTGGACCATCAGGACTCCAGTTCCTGCCCGGATGCGCCCCCACCGGGCTGACTGATCATGTGCCGATAGTCCGCGCCCCAGACGTGCCCGTGGACGCACGCGTGCTGTTCGACGTGATAGCGGTCGAGACAGCATCGGCACTCGTGCGTAGCCAGGAATTCACAGCGCTCCCGGTGCGGCGGGCGACCCTCGGTATTCAGCGCGGCCTCGAGGGCGTGGTGCGTCACCGAACTCAGCACGAATCGCCCGAGGATAAACCCGACCGCCAAGAAGGTCAGCGCGACAAAGGTCAGTTCCAGCGTCACGGCATCGCCCCCACGTCCACCGGGGCCGGGAGGCGGCGGGCCTCCGGGTCCCCCATCGGCTCGGTCTCGAGATGTCGGCCGTCCCCGGTCGGCGGCGGGGAGTCCCCTGGCCCGTAGGCCCCGGCGACGATCGCCTCCATGCCCTGCTGGCGGGCGAGACAGCGCAGGAACATGTCCGCCGCGTTCACTCCCGCTCGAGGAGCGCGTCCAGCTCGGCGTCGCTGAACAGGCGTTCGAGACGTATGATGTCCCGCTCCAGCCGGTCGTGCTGTTCCCAGAGGGCGAGCAACCGCTCCTTCGCGGCGGCCCTTTTGAGGCCGAGCTGCTCGTTCAGCATCGCGGTCACCTGATCGATCTGCTCCGGCGTGAAACCCGGAGCCAAGATCAGGCGCGGCTCCCAGTTGCCCTCCACGTCTTCACACGCCATCACTCCGCCTCCACGGTCGCCCGCTCGTCACACCGCGGACACCGCAACCACGGCTCCTCCAGCTCCACCTCGAGCACCGGACATAGCGGCCGGAGCGCCGTCTTCCCGTAGGCCCAGAGGATTGGGTTCGGGCGGCGGGACTCGTCAGCCGACACTCGGGGTCTCCGTCTGGACCGTGTAGTCGAGTCCGACAAACGCCGCCCGGAGCGCATCGTCCAGGACGTTGCCTTGCGGATCACGAGCAAGCCACCACCGCAGCACCTCGTCCTGGACCCTGACGGTGACCGCGAAGCCGGAACGCTCGACGATCACCCAAGTCGTGTCCGCGGCCTTCTCACTCACGCCCATATCCCCCGCTTCCAGCTCGCCTGACTGCCTGGGGGTAACTTGTCGGCGATCTCTCGGCAGAACGGCGGAAACCGGACGGGACCCGATGGCGCCGTAAAGCCCTCCACCTTGAACGTCGCCAACAGGTCATCGCCCCGGTCATACAACGCGGCGAGATTCAGCCGCCCCGGCGCCTCCTTTTGCCCGCCGGGGGGTGGAGTCGAGGCCGGGGAGGGGGTCATGTGACCGCCGCCTTCTGCCGAAACGCCTGCCCGGGCCGCGCGTGCTTGAGCCCCCACCGGAATTGCGCGAGCGGCACGCGATAGAACCGCCCGCTCACCTCCGTCCCACGCTTCGTCTCCCGCACGACCCCGATCCCCAGCCGCGCCAGCTTCCGCCACACCGCCGGGCTCGCCGACCACACGTGCACCACCCGCTCCTCCTCGTCCCACCGGATCACCGTCTCCCGCTCCGCCTTGATGAGCCCCATACACCGGCCCTTTCCCGGCCCCTCACCCCCAGGGCCGCTGTCTCGGTATGCCCGGTACCGCCCGCGCCCGGTTTCACGCGGCTACACCGACGATCCCTGAGGTCCTCGAGGCGATTTCAGGGCTGGCGGGAGAGACAGTGGGTGCCCCCCCACCTCATCACGCGCAAATGGACGGCTGCCCACCTGCGGCCTCGGGGGGAGAGGTCAGCCCGCCAGCCGTCTCCCCCCGCCTCGCGCTCACCCGCTCCAGCCCGAGTCGCCAGGTCCGGGCGCATCGGGCACACTCCGCCGGCCGGTGAGGCGTCGCCCTGGCCGTGGTCACGGTCGATGACTCACCGCTCCAGCGGATTGACATAATATCTCTTAGCGGACGCCGCATCGCGTTTATCCTGTTATCTCACGTACTTGCAGAATGACGCGCCACTGACTGTCCATCCGCTGACACCGTTTCAGCGTCCGTTGAGTGGTTTAACGCACCGCTCAGCGCTGGTGCATGTCGCCTCAACAGCCCGGCCAACTCCTCCGGCGTCACCGCCAGCACCCCGAGTTGATTCGTTACCTGGACGGGCTCCCGCGGGATCGGAGCCGTCCGCGCCAGCACGATCTCGGCGGCCTTCAACTGCGCGTATTCCTTGTCGGAACGCATCACGCGGGAGACCGTCTTTACAGCCCTCGCGTGGAGCGCGTCGAGACTGGCGCGGCGCGGATCCCGAATATGGTCCGGTAGCACAATCTCCGTGTAATAGGGCAAGCCGACAGTGTCAATCGGCTACAGGTTAGGTGGAAGGACGAGCCTCTAGATTCAGGCTCAGCGGTGAAGCGATTTCACGTGTCGGCTGATCATGTGCTGCTCGATCAGGGCGGCGTAGTCATCGCGGATGAGCAGGTGCTTCCGGGCGGCGTTCAACCGTTTCACGCGGACTTGATCTGGTCGAGGTGGAAGCTGTCGTTGGTGGCGCATTTGCGAGAGGTAATTCCACACGACTTGGCGGGTGGTCTGCCAGAGGTCGGCGAGGTCTTTGACGGTGTAGTAGCGAGAGGGGCCGCGAGGTTCAGGCACGTGATTCACCACGGTCTGAGTGCTCGGGCATGCTCACAGCTCGCTGACGCGAGGCTGTTCGGAAAGCACACTGAGGTATATAGCACGGGGGTGAGAAGTCATCGCATGCTCCTCATGGCTGGCATGGGCCGCTAAGTATCCGGGATTGCTCAGTGACGCATCCGGACTTGACATCACTCGGCGTCCAGCGCGGCAATGCGCTCGCGACTGAGCACTTCCCCTCGGGGCCAGTGATCCATCGGCGCATCAGCCGGGACGGGTGCGCCCGCCACTTCGCCGCCCGGATTGCAGCCCAGCACGTGGGCCATCGTGACCGCCCCGATCATGTCCTCGGCCGGCACGATGCACGCACCTAGAAACCCCGTCTCGTCGGCAAAGCTCAGATACCATTCGCTCATGATGTCTTCCTCCCCACCACCCCAAATCCAAGCGTCCACCCATGAAACCGCCCGGCATCCAGTGGGCGGCGCTTCGCATCCCAGCGGCTCGTCCAGCGCGTCAGGCGGCTCAGGACAGCCGCCCGGCGGTGCGGGTAGGTCTGGTCATAGACAATCTGGAGCAGGCACGTCAGCGGGCCACCCAGGGCCTCCAGGCGGTCGATCTGCCACCCCGCCGCAGTCGCCAGCTCCCGGAGCCCCCACGCCGTCACCCGCCAGCGGTCGTAGTACTTGGGATTGAGCCGCGGGGATTCCCCGTGGGGCCGCACGAACGGGAGCGTCACCACCAGCCGGCCGCTTGGCCTGGCCACCCGCGCGCACTCCCGGAGCCCCACCTCGAGATCGGGCAGGAAGTACAGCACGTCAGTGGCCTTCACGATGTCGAACGTCTCCGTGGGCCAGGGGATTGTCTCCGCGCTGCCGCGAAGCACAAAGCGCCCAGGGCTCGGCTCTATGTCGAGGCCGTACCAGTCGCCAGCACCGGGATCCCATCGCCCGCGCTCATGAACGCACCCCACGTCCAGTCCGAGCTGCCCGGACGCGGTGAGGGGCCCCAGCGAGAGCAGGAAGGCGTCGGCGAGTTGCCGATACGGGCTCCTCACTTCGCGCCTTTCAGGATCTCGTACACGTGCCCCCGGCTGATCCCCAACTCGCGGGCCGCTTCGGTGACGTTGCCGGCGTTGTTCACGATGGCCTGCTGCACGGCCAGCACGCGGAACGCTTTCACCAGATCCTTGAGCGTCACGCCCGTGATCCCGCCCACATGTCCTGTCCACCCGCACGTGACGCTCCGCTGCCCGGCCTGCACAGGAGCCAAAGGCGGCAAGGCCAAGAGCCCGGCCAAGACCAAGGCGGCGAAGCGGAACATCCGGATGCGATGGAAGAGGCCGCGGGCACCTTAGGCCCCAGCGGCGGCGAGTTGGCGGTCGGGCGACCTCATATCGGGAAATTTTCCTTGTCGGACAGTTCTACCCGGCAACCCTAAAGGGAAAGAACTTGGCCGGGTAAGGGAAGACCAGACCACTTCATGTATGGTCTGGCTCATCTTCCTAGGGTTGCCGACTATCGTCCGCCTTATCTTGCCGAGTAGCAAGTACGCGCATCCACGTCGTTTTCTCGCCTTTCCCCGTTCCTCCTTGTCGGACTCGCCGGGTAAGGCCGTCCTCCGCCATCTTCCGCAAAGCCCGTCCAACCGTCTCTTCATCGATTTGGAGCTTGGCCGACAAGGATTCGACCGTCATGGCGTCATCCGGGTTCGTTGGGAGCTCCTGCAGGAGTCGCGCCTTCACGCCGCCGGCCGTGACGGCCGGAGCAGATTGCTGCCACGCCATCCCGTCATCCGTGACAGCCAGGGTCAGACCGATCGGAGCGGGCTTGCGGTGGAGCAGGTTATTCTTGTCCACCCTGAGAGTCACGGCGAGCCCATCCGGTACCGCCTCATTTCGCCGCATCTCGACGTTGGCCCGCGGGAGGTTCCGCACGTACACCGAGCCGTAGGCTTTCCGGGCCGTCCCGTTCTGGGCGGCGTCGGCCTTCGAGACATGGGCGAGGACGAGCCGGGTACAGGTGGGGCCGAGCTGGCGGAGGGTCATCAAGGCCGAGATGGCGGCGAGGGCGCTCTCAGGCTCCCCGGCGCAGGCAGCTCCCAGAGAGTCGAGGATCACCAGATCGGCCTTGGTCCTCTGCTGCTGGGCCCGGATGGTCGGCCCCAGCTCGGCCAAGGGGCGAGCGGCCTGCAGGTAGTGGAGCCCAGCCAGGTCGGGGATCTCGAGGGCGCGGGTCAGAAGGGCCAGCCGGTGCTCGTGCTCCTCGGCCGTGGATTCGTAGTCCACGTACAGCACGCTCGAGAAGCGGGCTACGGGCCAGGAGCCGGCGAAGGGGAGCCCAGCCAAGCCGCAGATGGCGAGGGAAAGCGCCAGGAGGCTTTTGCCTGAGTCGCCATCCCCATAGAGCACCGTGGTCTGGTTCGCGGGGATCCAGTCCGTCCAGAGCCATGGGATTGCGCCGAGGGCCTTGGGCTTGAGTTCCTGCCAGTCCGGGGGTCTGCGGTAGAGCGCCACGGCCTCCCGGCAGGCGCGATCGAAAAGAGGGGCCGTGTCCTTGTCGAGCCGCTTGGCGAACTTCCCGCGGCTCTCGGTGGAGATCAGGAGCACTTGGCCCCACGCCACCTCACCGGCCGCCTCAGTGGTAACGCTCACCTCCGACATGAGGCCCCAGCGCCCGTCCAGGAAGTGGCCGAAGATCACGGTCACGCGCTTCGGCCAGATCACGAAGATCTCGTCGCCGAACCGCTGGGTCACCGGGCCAGCGCTCACTCGGTCATCACGTCAGCCCAGCGAGCCCAGGTCTCGCGTGTGGCGGCATGCTCAAGAAGATCCCAGACCGCATCACTCTCGCCCAGCTCGCTCGCGGTCTGCCGTGCCGCACCGACTAGGCGCTCGCTCTCGCGGAGCCAGCCATTTAGTTCAAGCTGGGGAAGCGCCTCCATGAGCGCCGCCAGCCGACGCTCGTCGGCCTGCATGACTTCGCGCCAGCCCCGAGCGGCCTCGGACTCCTGGCGGGTAGGGGGCCGCCCATCCTCTTCGCCCACGAGCTCGGCGAACCGCTTGAGCCCGCCCTCCTCGCCACACCCGAAGCAATGGAACACACCAGCGTCGAGGTCCACGGAGAGGGAGGGCGTCCGGTCCTCATGGAAGATGCAGCGGACGACACCACGGCGATGCTGACGGAGGGGGGCTAGATCAAGGTGGCGAGAGAAGAGGCCGTCGAGCCCTGCCAACCGTGCTCCCCTACCAGGGGTAAGAGGAAAAGCGCGGCGGGCCGCGCCCAGTGGTAGCTGGTCGCGCTCACGGGTGTGCGCCCACCACCCGCCGGCCCTTTTCTAGCACCCCTATAAGAAATCAGTCAAGCGAAAAGACCAGAGCAGCGGGGCGGGCGGTGGAGGCTTGGGCGCCGCACGATCCCGCGCTTCCACTGATCCACGAGCGCCGACGACACACCGATCCGGCTGGCCATCGGGAGAAAGCGCCCGCGATGGTAGCGAAGCGCGAGATCCCGGATCAGCTCTTGGAACGTTAATCCGCGGATGTTCTGGGCCATTCGCTCTCCTTTCTGCCAGTCCTGGCAGGAGTCTGCCACGACTAGGCCACCACGTCAAAATAAGTCTTGACATAGATTTCTAGTAGGCCTATAAGGAATGCATGGTGCCTGTCCGTCACCGCCCGGCCTACCAGCTTCAGAAGCAGCTCCGCCAAGCTGGCGTCACCCAGCTCGACATCGCGGAGCGCGCCCGCGTCTCTGAATCGCTGGTGAGTCTCGTGATCCGCCGACGGCGCGTGTCGGCCGGTGCGGCGAAACAGGCGGCGATCTGGGCGGCGATCGAGCAGGCATTGAACGGGCGCGACTGATGGACCGTCGCCCGCCCGTGAAGATGGAGAGCCGGGATGAGCGCATCACCTTCCGCGTGGCGCAATCGCTCAAGGACACGCTCGCCGCTGCCGCACTCGAATACGGCGACGAGTTGGCCCGGTACTGCCGTGACTGCCTCGTCATGGGCCACACGATGCGCGAGAGCCAGAAGATGCTCAAGCGGACAGTTGGCTAACGTTGGCAGCCAATGACCGCCAGCGTGGCAGCCAATGTCTGCCGAGAAAGGACAAGCCCTAATATGTGGACCCGCTACAACATCCGCTGGGAGTTCCTTACAGACCTGTGTGGGAGCGTGCCTGCCGATCCTGCACTGGTGAAGAAGTGGCTGGAGGCACGCAAGCCGACGGTCAAGCCGCCGCAGGGGAAGTCCATTGACGACATCGCCGCTGAGGTGGCCGCGACGACGTTCGCGCCCGAAGAGGAGATGGAGCACAGCTTCCTGACGTTCCAGCGGGTCAATGGCGGGCTCGCCAATCGAGCGGCTACCATCCGTGCCCACCTGAAGGATTGCGCGACCGTACTCTCCTCGCTCTACGTTGGCAGGGTGGAGAAGGAGCGCAGTTTCGCGGTCAAGGTGAAGAACGCGCTCTACTGGCCACCGGACTGCTACTGGGTACCGATCCTCAACCGCGATGGCCAGCCGGTGACCGAGCCCACAGGCACGCGAGATGTGCCGGTCCATGTCATGACTCGCCAAGGCCCGATCAACGCACTCAAGACCTTAGAGTACGTGAGCAACGCGGTGATGGAGTTCCCCCTGCTCATCCTCACGCCGCCGAGCGGGAAACCGGTCATCAGCGAGGCCGATCTGAAGACGCTGATGATGTACGGCGGCACGCACGGCTACGGCGGGGAGCGGTCGCTGGACGGTGGGCGGTACGTGTTCAGTATCGCCCAGGCTGGCGACGAATAGCGTCACGACGGGTCGTGGTGGGCCGTGAAATGGCGGGCGATGACGGCGAGTGCTGTGGGGCGGCGAAGCGTGGAGGTGCGATCCGCAATGGCGTCGAGGGTTGAGTTCGGGGGTCATGATTCGTGGCGAAATGACGCCGAGAACTGATTGGTTGTGCCCGGCAGAGGCGTGACGGCGAGATGCGTAGCGGGGTGACGCGAAGATGCGGCGTCGTGGTGAGAAGCCGAGAAGTGCCGCGAGTAGAGGTGCGGTGGTGCGATCTGATCCGGCGACGAGTTCTGTGGTGTCGCGGTGCGGATGGTTGAGCGAGGGCGTGTAGAGATAGGGCGTCGAGATTCGATACGTATCGTTGCGACATGAAATGAGACGGCGACGAGAAGTGAGGCGAGGCGAAGCGCGCGGTGACGGCGACGAGTACTGTCACGAGCCGGACAGACACGCCGACGAGATGCGGGACGAACCGGTTCGAAGCGCGGTGCGGTGACGACGGGTAGCGCAGACGAGTAGCGACCTGAGCCGTTGTGGCGACGAGAGGCGTCGCGTGGCGAAGCTGAGGTGAAGGGGCGTGGGGCGAGCCGTTGAGGCGACGAGAAGTGTCGTGGAGTGCGGAGCGGTGACGGTGAGGAGAAGCGTTGAGCCGTGACGCCGAGGGGCAGCTTGTTGTGCCTGCGAAGTGAAATGGGACGACGACGCGAAAGGAGAACATCATGGCTGATCTGAAGACCTTGCAGGGCATCGGAGCGGCGCGCGAGGAGCTCTACAACAAGCTGGCCGCTGGGGAGATCCCGGAGACGCGGGCCAACATCATGGAGCGCGTGCTGCGCGGCCAGGTCGCGCTGAAGGGCGAGCTGCCCATGCGCTTCGTCAAGCTCGTCGCAGGCTACAAGGGCGGCAAGCTGGAGGGCTACGTCGCCTCCACCGTCGGTGAGATCGCCGGCTTCATCGGCGAGGGCAAGGCGCTGACGGAGTGAGCTATGACCCCCTGGAACCGGGACGCCACCGCGCAGGACCACTTGGCGGCGGCGAGGGAAGGCAGCGTGCTGGGGCGGTGGGCGAATAATTTACCTGCCGTCGAGGTGCCCGACTACCCCGCATTCATCATCGCGTACACCGACGGCTCCGGCTACCTGCTGTCGGTGCATCCGGCGGAGGCGCGGACGTGCGACGCATGCCGCACCGCCCACTGTCTGCTCGTCGTCCGCGAGACTGGCACGCCCGGAGTCAGGACGATGACGTGCATGGCTTGCGACGAGGACGCGTGATGGCCGGCCTTGTGTGCGTCGGCTGCATGGTGTTTCTGAAGATCAAGCGCAATGGCGTCGCCGTCGAGGAGGGAATGCCGACGAAGGCGGCAGACGGGTCCGACACGTGGGGGCCGTACAAGCTCTGGATGGGCGATCTTTACGAGTGCCCGAAGTGCGGGACGCAGTTGCTCACAGGATTCGGGCGCGGGCCGCTCGCGGAGCACTACCAGCCGACCTACGCGAAAACCGTTGCTCAGTTCAATCCCATCGGTCGCGTGGATGCCTGTGAAGGTGCGCGTCCATGATCCTCGCCAGCATCGCAGGCGTCGTGATCTTCCTTCTGGCCCTCATCTACGCCTGTCTGGCGATCGACGCGGGGCAGCGGTGAGAAACATCGCTGGGCATTTCATGTGGCTGATACGGTTCGTCGGCGCGTGGGGCCTACTCGAGACTGGCTGGCGCACGCTCAGCGCTTGGTGCCCGAAATGACGAGCGAGCAGGCCCTCGCCATCTTGGAGCGCGCCGAAGCCCGCCAACCCACGCTCCTCGGCCTTCTTACCCGCCGGATGCTCCGCGCCGAAGCGATGGAGAACCGGCTCCACCGGGAGCGGAACATTCTGCGGCAGGCGTTGACGAAGTTAAGGATGGGCGTGGAGCCGGAGATCATCAAGGCTGAGTTGATCGCGCACGGGTTTCGGTGGCTCAAGAGCACGAGGGAGAGGAGCAACTGATGGCAAGCTTGGAACTGGCGAAGCGTGAGCAGGCAATAGCGGTGTTGCCCGCCGAGATGACCATCGAGGAGCTCGTGGCGCGGACGAAGAAGGTGACCGCTGCCATGCAGGCGGTCATGAAGGACGGTGAGCACTACGGCGTGATTCCCGGCACCAAGAAGCCGACGCTGCTGAAGCCGGGGGCCGAGAAGCTCGCCAACCTGTTCATGCTCGACCCGGAGTACGAGACTACGGAAACCTTCGATCAGGACCACCTGACCGTCGTGAGCCGCTGCACGCTGTACCACATCCCGACCGGGAACCGGCTGGGCTCAGGCATGGGCTCCTGCTCCACCAAGGAATCGAAGTATGCCTACCGCATCGCTGCCCGGAAATGCCCGAGCTGCGGCAAGGAAGCGATCATCCGGGGCAAGGAGGAGTACGGCGGCGGGTGGCTCTGCTTCAAGAAGAAGGACGGGTGCGGGGCCAAGTTCAAGGACGGCGATGCGTCGATTGAGGAGCAGGAGAGCGGGCGCGTCGCCAACGAGGACAAGGCCGACCAGTACAACACCGTGCTCAAGATGGCGAACAAGCGGAGCCTCGTCGCGGCGGTCCTGAACGTGACGGCGGCCTCGGACATCTTCACGCAGGATCTCGAGGATTCGCCGCCGGAGGAGCCCAAGCGACCGGCGGAGCGGATGACGCCTGAGCAGCTCTCGCCCCAAGCCGATGCCAACGTGCTGCTGGGGCGAATCCAGGCCGGCTTCGACTTAATGCGCTTCACGCCCGAGGAACGCCAAGCCATCTGGAAGCAGGCGTGTGGCGAAGCCGCGTTCATGACCGATGAGGCCGACGTGGCGGCGCTGGCGACATTGTACGAGACGCTGGCCGCGAGGCACAAGGCGGCGGTGAAGGGGAAGCGATGACGCCGCAGGTACTGGCGCAGCGGATTGTGGATGAAGCCTTCGACTTGGCGAACATGGAGCGGGGCGTGCATCATCTGGACTTCGACACCGAGGGCGAGCGCATCTTGGTGGACCGGATCGCCTATATGCTGGAAAAGTACGGGCGTATGCACTACACCGAGCTGATCGACGCGGAGACGGATCAAAGGATCAGCGCCGATGGTGCCTAGCGGCTTCGACCAGTTCTGCGCGCTCCACGGTGTCAGCGACACACCCGCCGAGTGGGACGCCCAAACACGCGACCTGTTCATGGCGTGGAAGCTGGCCCACTTCCGCGAGAAGTGGCGGTGGTACATCGCGCACGGCTATCCCGACATCGTGCGGAAGCTGAACGGGCGGCAGGCGTTGATCGACCAGGTGCGAAATGATGTGCGGGATGCGGTGGCTCCGGCCCCGTCGCGCGTATATGGAGCTGTGCGGATGCTGGAGGGGCGGTCTGATCCGCGAGTCATGCCCCCGGAGACGGTGATTGAGGCGCTGGCGTTCATACGATCGTTCAAACCTGCGCGGCAGCGATGATGGACGCCACGACTCGGGCCGTTGCCCGCGCACAGAAGGGCAAGCGGAAAGAGAGCGACCTTGTAGCTGCGGTCATCGCCTACCTGAACTCGCGTGGGGCCTTCGCTTGGCGCAATAACGCGGCCGTGATCCCGATCCCCGGCAAGAAGCGGCGCGCGATTCACGTGGGGCGGGCGGGATTGCCGGATGTGATCGGCACCATGCCGGCGCGTCGTGATGGCTGGGATACTGGTCGCCTCATCGCCGTCGAGTGCAAGTCCCCCGGCCAGCAGCCGACCGCGCTCCAGGCGGCGACGCACGCGGAGTTGCGGAAAAGGGGCGCGCTGGTGATTACAGCCTGGTCGTTGAAGGACGTGGAGGAGGCGCTGAGGTGAAAGCCTACGAGTTCGAGGTCTACGCGGATCGGCTCTGTCTGATCGGGGTATGCAGCAACGCGCCGCCGGAGGAAATCGTCCGCTGGCGCAATGCGACGCACAGCCGACGATGGAAGCTCGCGCCCGAGTTGAAGTTCCGCGAACCTTTCCTGGGCTACGAGGAAGGCGTGCTTGACGGCAAGCCCTTCAAGAGGCCGACGTGGGGACCGCCAGAGGATCAACCCGGCGAGTGCCCCGACAAGCCCGAGACGCACAAGCACTACATGCTGAGGTCGTACTGATGGAGCTCGCCGACGTCGCCGCGCCCTCGGAGGGGAATAGGAGAACGACGATGCCACAGAAATGGGGCCATCTTGCAAACGCAGAGACCTTCGAGCGGCGGGCGTGTCTGATCTGCGACGCGCCGGATCCCACATATTCGTGGACCGACTACAGCGGCGAGGGCTACTGCACATGCTGCGGGACGCCGTATCAACTCAAGTGGGGCGAGTTGAAAGAGGGCGAGAGTTACCCGCGACTGAACGTGGACGCGCGAGCCATCCCGATGCTGCGCCGTTACTGGACGGAGACCGGGGCCGGCAACGGGCTCGGCAGCTTCTTCCTTGGCTTCGATACGTATCCAGACCAGCTTGAAGGACGCCGCGGCTTCAATGCATGGTTCGACGCTCACAAGGAGGAATATCCAGAGTTCGTGAAGGAGGCTTCCCCGGCCCCCGGAGCCGGAGGGGGAGGGGGTGATGAAACAACAGCGGATGGCGTTGGATCAGCCGTGCTACTTGGCCGGCGAGTGCGTCAACCCGCGCTACGCCGCCGGTAAGTGGCCGCTGAGCGTGGTCCTCACCGTGAACGCCGGATACGAGTGACGCGAGGCCAACTTTGGCGGGCCGGTCTGGCACGTCTCGGTTGCTCAGCACGGCGTGGATGGCGTCCTGCCGCTCTGGATGGTTAATCGCGCGCTGCTCTGGAAGATCGCGCACGTTGCGCTCTGGGGCGTCGGGGACACCATCGCGGGCGAGTGGCGAGAGGAAGGCAAGACAGCCGTGCATTTGCGGCGGCGGCTGACGAAAGCGGAGTGGGGAGACCGGCCGTGGGGCATGGACTATCGGGGCACGCCCGAGGGCCACGCGCGACTGGCCGCGAATCAAGCGTGGCTTCCCGTCGGGTATCAGGAATGACCGCCGCCCCGCCGCCCGGGGGAGGGAGATGAGGGGATGAACGTCACGGCGATAGCGCGTCAGGTGTGGTCAGCGGCCGTTCCCGATAGAAACTGGCCGCGCGGGCTCGGCGTCTACTTGGTCGATCCGGCGACGAAACCGCCACAACTGTCGCGACGCTTGTGGAAGCTGCTCCTGCGCGCAGGCGGCCTCACGATCTGGTACAAGCGCGACATGATGATGATCTATTTGGTCGCCCGGCCGCTGGCCCGCGTGCTCTCGACGCTGCTGCACGAGTTCGCCCACGTAATAGCCGGTCCCGATGTCTACCATGAAGCAGCCTACTGGCAGATCGAGGAACGAATCGTCAGCGCCATCGCCGCATTCGACCGACGGCGAGGAGGGGAAGGATGAGAGAGATGAGCGAAGACTTCGGCTACACGATGGCTGTGCGTTGCCAGCGGTGCGATTGGTTCGTGGAGACCGATCCGTACAGCGATGCCGATGACCTCGTGACCGACATGAAGACGCTTGCGGCTGAGCACTATCGGAGGCGGCATGCGTCCTCGCCCCCGCCCGAGGAGGGGAGATGAGCGCGCATCTCCGGCCGCTTCAAGTGTTCTGCGAGGTGGGGGGCTGCAAGAGCCGCGCGGTCGTCGAGGCGTTCAACACCTACAACGCCGCGAGCGGGAAGTTCTGTCGGCGGCATGGAGAGCAGCGGGTGAAGGAGTTGCAGGCGGGTGAGAAGCTGATGCGCGATGCCCAGGAGCCTACGCGATGACCGCCCCCGTGGTAGGTGAGCCGCTGGACCTGGAGAAAATCGACCGCGAGCTGCGGGCCCTCCACGCGATGCAGGGCTACGTCGGCGGATTCGGGGGGGGACGCGGAACGACTGCTTGGCTGCCTGCACGAGACACGGCGGGCGCTGGCAAACTTGGAGGAATGGGCCGTGCGAATGCAGAATCGTTTCGGGTATCGGTCGCCGGTTCAGATACCGCAGATCCGGGCGGCCCGCGCCGCCCTCGCGCTCGCGGTGGACAGAGAGGGGCGATGAGCGACGACGAGCATACATACTCGATCCGACTCCATCGACGTTCTTGGATCGGACGCGCCGTGCGCGTTCCCGCGCTTATCATTCGCCACCGACGTATGGGCATTCCATGGATCGCCGCGATTCGTCTCGCGCTCGTGATTCTCAAGTAAGCGGCCCGCCCCATGACTGACCGCGTGGAGGGCCGCAAGATCGCCAAAGAGCGCGGATCGCGGATGCGACGGAGCGCCAGCAAGGCGAGGCGGCGCTGTCGAATGTGCGGAGGTTCCTACCCGTGCCTCGCCCATTGGCCAATCCACTGGAGGCGCCGTCGGTGACTGACCGCGTGGAGGGGGTGCAGGCCGACGTGGAGGCGATCCGGCGGCGACACGAACATGTCGAGTCCCTACGCGAACCTGGGGCGTGGGGTTGGCAGGCGGTGCCACTGACCCTACTCGCTGAGGCCCACGCCGACCGCGCCGCCCTAATGGCCGAGGTGGAGCGGGTGGAGCGGGAGCGATGGGTTCGCTGGTTAGTCTACGTGGGCGATCCTGAGCAGCCTATTGCCGGATTCGTCTATGCCTCAGATGCTCAGCGCTATGGAGAATCGAACTACCGGGGGCGTTACCGACTTGTACAGCGAAAGTCTGACGATGCCCCCGCCCCCACGGAGCCG